CTTTATCAGATGATTCTAAATGAATCAAGTCTATTTATAAAAAAACTACGAATTACTTGTAATTGCATAGTTGTTCAAAATGGTCCAAGTTTCCATAAGCCAGTTATGGTGATTGGGAAACGCAGCCCATAGTTGGTCTTCTGCGAACTTTTTGCTAAATTCAAATTTATTAAGTTCAGTTACAGGAGAATCTACATGATCAAATATTTTCGTTTGCATACTTGCAGGAAGAATACTATCTTTCAATTGCATCAAATCATAGTTTCGTTTAAGTAAACTCTGATTATCTTCTTTCAAAAAGTTTTTATACAAAGGCATTTCTTTGAGTTTATCTTCTGAGATTTTTATTAAGTCTTCTCTGTTTAATTGAGTATCTGTTGCTAGTTCTGGAAATGCAGTTTTAAGTTTTTTTTCACACACACCTTTCATTCCATCTATATTATCTCCACGATCACCGTCAATGGTTCTGTATAATAGAAAATTATTTGGATGAATTCCGTATTCATGTGATACTTTTTCGGGTGTATAAACCGTTCGTTTTGTTGGACTATAAACAGTTACATCTTCATCTACCAATTGAAGAAAATCTTTGTCGGTGCTCATTATGGTACATTTTTTACCAAGACCACTAAAGTAAGAACGAGCAAGTAATGCCATAACATCATCTGCTTCAACACTATCCATACAAATGGTAGTAACAGGAAGAAGATTTAAATATTCAATGAGTTTCACGATTTGATACTTCATTGAACTTGATTCTTCGGCTTGATCTAAGTCTAAACTCAACGCACGATTCACACGAAACCGAACATTCTTTTTCATTTTATAGTCGGGAAAAATTTTGCGTCTTCGTGCACTACCACCCTTTCCGTCAAATACAACGATGCATCGTGTTGGTTTACGCAAACGAATTGCGTGACCTATGCTCTTTAGAAACCCGGTGTATCCACCTATATGATCACCATTGTCGTTCGTGGTTGGGTACATACTCCAAACACGCATAAAAGTATTCATTCCATCTATTAAAAGAGCATCGGAGTTTATTGTTCTATCTGCATCTAACTCAGCTTTTTGCTCTTCTGAAAACTCTTGAAATAAACTAAATATTTTATTGTTACTCATTTGACACAGATGCCAATTCTGTTTCTTCTATTTCAGCATTGTCAGTAAACTCTACATCTTCATCTATGACACTATTTGCTGATTCATATTCCATTACAATGTTATCACAAATATGCTTATATAATTCTTTTTTGAGGTCTTCATCTTTTAACATTTCTGGAAATTCTTTTGCCATAAACTTATAATCTTTTCCTTTAGAATCTGTAAATGAATAGTACGCACCACCTTGTTTTAAAATTTTGTGTGTTTTCAATGTTGTTATCCAACTTCCTATATCATCAATACCACGATTAAAATAAATTTCAAACGATGCTTTTCGTTGTGGAGGACCCATTCTATTTTTTACAATAGTTGCTTCACATTTTCCACCGATAACTTCTGTGGTTGCACCTTTTTTAATTTGACCCATACTTTTCAGACGAATACGAACACTTGCGTGAAACGCAATTGCTTTACCACCACTCGTTGTCCACGGATCACCAAACATAACTCCCATTTTCTGTCGGAGTTGGTTAGTGAATACCAATGCAATTTTTTGTCTTCCAATTGTTGAAGTCAACTTACGCATTGCCTTACTAATTAAAATTGCTTTAGTAGTTGCATATCCATCTTTCGCATAATCTGCCGCCATTTCAATTTTAGTTGACGCAGCTGATACACTATCTGTTACAATCGTTACAAGTTTATCTTTGTTGCTTTTGCGAATAGTTGCGATGATGTTGTCAATGGTTGCAAAAATGTCTTCTACCGTGTCAACATGGACATACAATAACTTTTCGGTATCAACACCAATTGCTTTTAGATACTCAACGGATACACTTGTCTCGGTATCTATTAATACCGCAACACCCCCTTTCTTTTGAGTTTCCGCAAGAATGTGTCCAGATACTAAACTTTTTCCACTTTGTTCAAGTCCAGTTAGTTCTGTGATTCTTCCCGTTGGAATTCCACCATTAGGACGATTGGATATGGCAAGATCAAGAAGACTACTACCAGTTGAAATCCAATCAGATATAAGTGACGGATCATCACCTTCACTTAAAAAGAAGGCAACTTTACCTTCATCTTTGTATGCAGTATTTAAACTATCTGCAAGTACGTTTGCTAAATCGTCAGTTTTGCTTGTTGATTTTACTTCTTTTTTCTTTGCCATATTATATAATTTCTATTTTACGAACTTGTGTGGTGAGGGGATTGCCCTCACCACACTTATAGTTCTAGTTACTTCTTTAAGACTTAAACAACTCTTCAAAAGCAGCCTCAACATCTTCGGTAGAAGTTGCGTTTGGTTTGCTTTGCTCGGAAGTTGCACTTGCAACTTTTGGTTGCTTTACTTCTGTCTGTGTTTCTTCAACAACAACTTCATCGGATGATACCGATTCGGCAGGAGGAGCATCTTCTTCAGATTCTCCACTCACCCACTTTTCAAGTGCTTCTTTCAAATCATCGTAGCTGAGTTCTTGGTAGATTTCAGTAATTTCTGCTTGATTGTTAGCAACTCCGTCAGCAATATTTTTGTTGTCGGATACAGGTGTTGTATTGGGTTTAACACGGATGTTTGTCTTTGGAAATGAACGACCGGCCTCTTCGGCAGAAAGAAATTCAATTGTAATGTCTCTTCCGTTAACCGGATCGGTAATGTCTCCATAATCGGGGTCTGCGATGACACCCAGTAGTTCTTGATAAACTTCTTTACCAAATCCCCAAAAACGAACTCCTTCTGCTTCTTCACCACGAACGATAACAGGAACAAAAGTTCTCATCTTTGGCATCAGAGAACGTCCCATACGATAATCATCTTTGTCTCCACTACGAGTCAACTTTTCTGCGAACTCTACAATTGGATCAGGACGACCAAAAGACTTGGGAGATAGATAAGTCCGATTATTGATTCCATAGTGGAAAAACAACTCGATAAACGGATTGTCTGGTTGATGCATATAAGGTACGATACGAACCTGTTGTTTACCCGGTTGGGGTTTCCATTGATAATTCTTACGATTGTTGCTCTGAGAGAGATTCGTAAGTTTTGCTTTGATTTTGTCTAGGTCAATTGCCATTATTTATTCCTTAGTTTTTATTGTTTAATAATATTCTTAATATAATACTACTCGTTACGACATTCGTCAATAAGAATTATATTTATTAAGAATTTTTTTCCGTGATTTTGTACGAAATCGTAAAATTCAGATGCAGTTGTCAAAACATCCTGCGTAGTTGGAAGTGGTGGAATTTCATATGGAATGTTTTCATATGTAGCATTATCTTTTGCTTCATTGTTTTCCATATGCCAGGAATCCCATACCATCTCTTTTGCGTTTTTTAGTACCTCCAATCGTATGCCGTAGGCATTTAAGTTATTATTGTTATTAGTCATTTCTTATTAGATTTT